TCAGATGCGATGATTTTGTACCTGTCGGTTGGCGAAAAAGTGAAAGACCTTTGATGAATGGTAGATTTGTCAGAGTTTGGAGAATGCGAGGGTAGATGGCAAGTCGAAAACTAATTCAAAAAGCTGACAGAGTTTTCTCAAAATACATACGAATGAGAGATTCTGAAGACGGATTCTTCGTTTGTTGTTCGTGTGGTCAGAGAAAGCCCTTTGAACAGGCTGACGCTGGACACTTCATAAATAGAAGATGGATGGCTCTAAGATACGATGAGCGAAACGTACACGCACAATGTAGGTCGTGTAATCGATTTGATGAAGGAAATATGATTGGTTACACAAGATTCATGCTTAAAACTTATGGCGAAGATATCGTCGACCTGTTAGAAAGCATGAAAAAGCCCTACAAATGGACAGACGGAGAGCTGGAAATCTTAATTAAAGACATCAAGGATAAAACAGAGGAACTATAAATGGAGCAGGATATCAATTTTGACAAAGAATACGTATGGCGATTGTTAGATGAAGTTCTCGGCAAAGTGTCTTTTCACGGAGATACTTATGAGGATGAGATTTCAATGAGAAATATAAGACTTCACGAGATAGCTCTTAAGCATATTTGGTCGAAACTGAGGGATACAGCATACCAAGCCGCTGGCAGGCAAGAGTTCAGTGCTGTGAAGATTATCAATCAAATAGAAGAGATTTCGAAAGACCATATAGGCGAAGTTGAAGACGTCATTGGTCTTATCGAGGAAAAGAAGGCACAATAATGTACACACTAATTTGGATACTATTTGTAGCACTGATTCTAGGTCTAGTAGCTATTTCAGAGTACAACATAGCCAAACAAGACGCAGAATGGATGAAAGAAGAGGAGAAGAAATGGAAAAAGAAGTAAAGCCTTACTACGAAGACGATTATTAATCACTAGACGAGATGAGTACTATCGATCTTCTAGAAATGAAGGATGCGGCTCTAGAAGAATTAAACGAGCGAGAACATATTATTCATCGAATCAATCAAATCTTAGACAGTCGAATAAATGGCGAGCGACCTAAGCTAGCTAAGGAGAAGAAATGAAAGAATTTAGTATTCCAGTAAAAATAACTTTAGATTGTTGTTTATCAGTGAAAGCTAATAATCAAGACGAGGCTTACGAAGTCGCTGATGACACTATGTACTGGGCATACCAAAATGGCGCACCAGAGCAACACAAGGACTTATCTATCCTAGACTGTGAGATAGCAGTGGATGGTGAAGATATAGATTTAGACGAGTGGAGAGACCCGTCCGATACAAATGAAAGCTAAATGTACCCTACGGGGGTAAGGAGGAGACAATGTCAGGAACCAAGCAGGGCGGATTGAAAGCCGCTCAGAAAAACTTAGCAAGCAACCCAAACTTTTACGCAGAAATCGGACGAAAGGGTGGCTCTGCTACATTTGCAAGCCACGGAAGTTATAAGGGGTTTGCACAAGATATTGAATGCGATTGCGACTTAATAGAAGGCACTCACTTCGTAAAAAAGTGCGCTGGTAAAAAAGGCGGTCGCATCAGTAAACGAAAGTAAACGGGTACAAATTATACCCAGTAGAAAACCAATTTCCCCACTTGGGAAAAATGGTTTAGAACATTAACAATTCAACCGTAGAACTGGACGGGTATATAAGACAATTTACAAGTACGAATTAGATGGCTTGTCCATTTGACCCAGCAGAGAAGCTGGTAATGAGGTAACTCTCGATGAATCAAAAACTCAACACTTGTCAAATTAGCATCTTGTATACCCGTCCAGTTCTGCGGTTGAGGAAAGGTATAAAATATGACCCCTAAAATCGAATGGTGTAATTGGGTGTTTGACTATATGGACACCAATAAGTGGATGGTAAAGCGTGATTGTTGCGATGATGAAATATTGCTTATCCGAGGTGACAGTAAAAACTGGAAAGCATATCAGGCATCGCTAAAGCCGTATCCATTAGGAGATTATCCTGATGCTGGCTCAATGTGTCCTAATTGCGGCAAATTTGTAAACGTAGTTAATCCGTATGACGATGGCGAAACGTGGATGAAATAGCCAACTACAAATAAGCGAGAATAAAATAACAGAGGTGAGATTACTAAATATTGTGCCTCGTATAAATAAGGAAAGGATAAAGAATGAGTGAAACAGTAGGATATGTAGGAAAACTCACACTTCATAAAAAATATAAAGACGCTAATGAACTTCAAGCCAATTTACAGAAGTTCTGGCAAAGTATACCTAGAGAAAAACGTAATAAATTCTATCAAGACGTAGAAGAGATTGACGACTATGAACTAGAAGACAACGGCTATGTCATTATCGACAGAAATTGTATTTATAAGATTGAACTAGACAAAGAATTTGACATGGATAACAACTTCGTTGAAGTTGCTAAAACTCAAGATGATACTTATGAATTCATTACGTGGTTCTATAACGGCTCAACCGACCTTCAAGAAATGCTACAGAAGGGTCTTGACCAAATAGAGAAAGGAAATGACAATGATTTACGAAGCAGAGATTGAACAAACTGTAATGGGAAAGCTCTTTATTGAAGCCGACAATCTTGAGCAAGCAAAACAAGTCGCCGAGCAATGCGTAGAAGATGAACAAAACCTCGCAGATGTCGATTTTGACAAGATTTGGGATTACGATGTTAGAGATGTGTCAGAGGCAGATTCCGCTGGTGATGCAGAGATTATTAAGGCGGAGGATATACTATAATGTTTGATTCGATACAAAAATCAATCGAAAAACAGAATAAACTACTTGGAGAAATCCTGGAAAAGGGCTCGTTAGAAAGCGTATTGAAAGATGTAAACCCAATCGAAGTTAGTGCCACGTCTTTATATATGGACCCGTATAATTACGATGAAACAAAGAAATGCGTAAATGGCAATATCAGTGGGCGTATTCTGGAAATCGTAAGGCTGTATGGAGAAGTGAAATATCTGACTGAGGTAATTCCAAAGCAGTACGAAGTCTTCAAACGTATTAAACAGGAGGCTCCGAACAATATTGTATGGGAAGATATAGACAATTTTATCAAAAGGTATGAGGAGGAACATAAGAAATGAAGTCTAATATTGACTGGAGTAATGTAGCTGATTTTACAGTATCAGCCTTGGTACTTGTTGCTGGATGTCTGTTTATTGCTTGGGTACTTCAAATGTCCGAAGAAGATATTGAAAATATGAATACTGAAGCTCGTTGCAAAACAGTTGGTGGCGAGATGGGCTACCTCAAGTGTTATAAGAATGGACAGGAGATTTAAAGTGCCAAGAATTGATTACAAACCACCTAGGGCTTATAAGCTTAAATACATGATAGCTAGTGCCACAAATTTTCCTGATTTACACGACAAAGTGAACAAACTTTTGTCAGAAGGGTGGACGCTACAGGGAGGTGTCGCAGGGTATGGGAAATATATTTGTCAAGCGATGGTTAGAGAGGAGGAAATCTAATGTATATTCCAATAATCACATTCCCTCAATCGGCAGCAAGGTCCGTATTACAGAGTTTCGCGAGGGATATTATTGCTCTTAATGAAAAGCCATACCCTATTCGCACCAAGGATATAGATTGGTATTGTGAATTATTGAGTTCTTTAATTGAGGAGGAAAAATTAAACGCTGTCGCAGGAGAATTATCGATTATTCTCGAAACCACGGATAATAAGCATCTTCGTAAAGCACTGGAGGACAGTGTAAAGCATAATACCGATGCTCGTAAGGTTTTATATAAGAAGCAATGTGTGTTAAAGCGGAAAAATAGGGAGGAGAAAAATTAAATGGAAGATGACCGTATTAGATATTCAACACTGCATTATTTGATAACAGAAGCTATACAAGCCTATGAAGACGGAGATACGCTACTGGCGTGTAGACGTGTAGATTTAATTGTAAATTGGGCTGAGGAGCGTTCTTTGATGGAAAGAAGTAGGACATTACAAGAAGTGCTAAAACTTATTGAGTCAGAGCGCAAAAATTTTACAGATAAATCGCTATACAATCGTATTATTAAAACAATAGAAAGCAGGGCTCTTAATAACGCGGTCATACTTCATCAGATTACGGCTGAGCATGCTCTTTTTCGCGAATGGGCTGAAACTGCCGATGAAGAACCTAAAGAGTCAGAGAAAGGTAGTCAAAATGAAGGAAAACACTGAAAGAGTAATAGAAAGTCTTCTTGACGATTATCTGGAGAAATTCAGAGCAGAACACCCAGTTGATGAGTCTTTTTTAACGATTTATAAAGACTATAAGTCTATTTTTGCAAAAGAGGCTGCCGAGTCCGCTGATGAGAACATGAAGAATCTCCTGCAGTATATATACGAGAACCAGGACGGCATATTAGAATACAGAGAGCATATGAAAAAGATTTCACACAAAGTAAGAATTAAATAAGAAAGAGTTTGTTGAATAATTTTCTAGTATAATTAAATTACGGGCTAAGCTGCTTGATTGTCAGGTCGGGCAGCTTTTTTATTTGTAAAGATTTTTGGTATTTTACTTGTCTACCTCTATTTATGTTATAATATAAGTACAGTATGTGAGTTGAGAGAACGCAACTCTGAAGTAAAACGTTCTTGTGTATTTTGAAAATGAGGTGGATATGGATAAAAAGCTGAGAAGACTAAATCCAAGACAAGAAAAGTTCTGTCGACTATATGCTAGTGATAGAGAGTTTTTTGGTAATGGCGTTCAAAGTTATATAGAGGCTTATGAACCTGATCAGTCCAAGCCTAATTGGTATAATGCCGCACGAACAAGAGCTTCTGAACTCTTGACAAAACGTAACATTCTGAAGAGGATAGATGAGCTATTTGAAGCTGGTGGATTGAATGACCAGTTTGTTGACAAACAAATGGAGAAACTCATCACGCAGGACGCAGACTTCAAAGCTAAAATGGCAGCAATTAGAGAATACAATAAGCTCAAACAGCGAATAACCGAAAAGAAAGAATTGCACGTTAAACTACCAAAGCCTATTCTTGGTGATTTGGTGGAGGGCGAACAATAATGTTCGTCTTGACCAGTTCAACAAAGAAGCTTGCTAAGATGACAAAGCGTATCCGTGGTGTGTGTGGTGGAACATCAGCGGGTAAGACTATCTCTATCCTTCAAATACTCATCAGCAAGGCTCAAAAAGACAAGCGAGCGACTTTAACTAGTGTCGTGTCTGAATCATTTCCACACCTTAAAAGAGGTGCTATGCGTGATTTTAAAAACATCATGCAGGAACACGGCTATTGGAAGGAATCAGCCTGGAACGCTACAGACTCTATTTATACATTTGAAACAGGCTCAAAGATAGAGTTCTTCAGTGCCGACCAGCCAAGCAAGGTGCGTGGTCCACGTCGTGATAGATTATTTATAAATGAATGCAACAACGTAGCTTATGAATCATTTGACCAATTAGCAGTGCGTACTAGATTAGAGATTTGGTTAGATTGGAACCCAACGAATGAGTTCTGGTTCTATGACTTATTAAATACACGCGATGACGTGGAGATGATTACAGTTACTTATAAAGACAATGAAGGTCTGCCTGAAACAATCGTAAAAGACATTGAAGCACACAAATCAAACAAAAACTGGTGGACTGTTTACGGATTAGGTCAATTAGGTGAGGTCGAAGGCAGAATATACAAAGGTTGGAAGATTATAGATGAAATACCTCACGAAGCCCGACTAGAAGGCTATGGATTGGATTTTGGATATTCAAACGACCCTACAGCAGTAGTCGCAGTCTACTATTACAACGGCGGATATGTCTTAGATGAGGTTCTTTACAGAAAAGGTATGAGTAATCAACAAATCGCCTCATTTATGAATAACTTAGATTTTGGTGTGATTGTAGCAGATTCAGCAGAGCCGAAGTCTATCGATGAGCTACAGATATATGGATTGTCTGTTAGCCCCTCTAAAAAGGGTTCAGGTTCTATCTCTCAAGGGATAAATTACGTACAAGAGCAGAGTATATCAATGACTAAGCGAAGTGTTAATTTGATTAAAGAATACAGGAATTATCTCTGGCAAACAGATAAAGACGGCAAGACTATCAATATACCAGAGGGTGGATTCGATCACGCACTAGACGCTGTGAGATATAAGCTATCAAGCATATTAAAGCCTAAGTACGAAACAAAACCAACTATTCAAACCTCAGGAGAGTTATCGGCATTATGGAGCTAAGATTCGGCGAGGTAAGAAATAAATACACTATGGAGGGGGTGGAAGTGGAAGAAATCAGAAAAATAAGAGATTATATGACGGCTCAAAGTATTCGTTCGTTTACAATCTCATCGAAAGTATCGACCTTTACAGAAGTCAGACAAGAGTTTGAGGATTTAATAAAACAAGCGGAAAATGGGGAATGTTTAGATATATCTTTAAGTGTGAGAATAGACAAAAAGACAGGTCTACCTCAGCTAGTTAAAAAGACTATTTTAGATAAAAACTCACGGCTATAGACGTTTTTATTCAAATGTGATATTATAGACGAGTAACAAGCTACTGGGAAATGCCCAGCGTGATGATTACGTAACAGTAATTTTTACGTTGGGGGAAACCAGTGGCTTTTTCTTTTATAGACGAATCTAACATCGGCGACGCGTACGATGAAAGTTTGCAGAAGTACCAGGCAGTTTTATCTGGCATTGATGAGCTTGAGCGTATTGCTCTAAATAAACCTAAGTCAAATATCCCAGATGGCTTACCTAATGTTACAGACGGAACTACAGCTAGCTATGTTCAATCTCGACCTAAGAGCGTTATTCAACAATTGCCGACTGGGCTAGTTACTAGTTTGGACAAAGATAAAGACTTAGCAGATGTCGCTAATTTGGTCTTAACTGAAGAAATCCTACCAAACGCAAACACTACAGGAAGTGTTATTCAAAAATCCTGGGGAGCTTTAAGTAAGGCTATGACATACGGCTCTCAGCCAGCTTACTGCTTCTACACACAACATGGAAATTATTTTGGGGCAGACTTCAAACTGCCCTACATCAAAGACGTTATTTTGGAGGCTGGAAAAGTCTACGATAAAGATTGTAATGTTATCTTCTTACGAGCTTGGTACCAACCAAGTGATATTAAGTACCTAATTTACCGCGAAAAACAATTAAACGAACAGGGAATAAAGAGCGGCTGGAGACTAGATAAACTCACTCAACTAGAAGCAAAAGAAAAAACAGACGAAAGCAAATCACCAGCCGAGCGAGAGAAGAGCCTTGAGACTGGTGGCATACAGATTATATTTGCATTCCAACGGGGAATAGGAGCTACTTTTTACGGGTATAGCCCAAACAATAACGAAGTAGTCTACTCAACTGTAAATCCAGACCCGAGAGGCATTATTCCAATCCACTTTATATACCACGATATGGATATGTCCAATCCAATTGGTCGTGGCGCAGTCGAACTAGTAGCAGGACTTCAGAACATGCTCGATTCAGAAATGCAGATGTACCAATACGCTCAAGCCCTGGGTCTTAACCCACCACTTATAAAGCGAGGCTCATTTGATACTTCAACTATACGATTCAAAGTAAACGCTATCTGGGACTTAGGCGCAGATCAGAACGCAAGCATCTCACCTGCGAATATCTCAACCAATGCGACAAACAACTTTTCAAACAACTACGGTTTAATTAAGAGTCAAATCCTAAACTTGAACAACTCAAACGACACAAGCGTTTCTGCTGAGGTCGGAAATCCTGGGTTCTCAAAGACAGACAGCGGAGTAAAGGCACAGCAGGAGCGCGTTGGTGTTAGTGATAACCATCTTCGCAAGCAATTCGAGGGTTGGTTTGGTGATGTGTGTGAGACTATGCTTAATATTCATTTTGCTTTGTCTGAAGGCGAAAAAGACGTTGATCTCACTCAAGAATACATCAAACGCCGAAAACTTGAAGAGCCTGAGTTTAACTCAAGTACAGCTGTCGTCGATTACAACAAGAAGCTAAAAGGATTCAAATTCAAAGTTGATGCTTCTACCTCAAAGCTTAAAGATGACGAGCAATCTATGGAGAACTTAAAGGGAATCTTAGAACTGGCTCAATCTGACCCTGAGTTAGGACAGATTATCCGTAAAGACCAATTATTGAAGCGAATGATTAACAAATCAGGTGTTGACGACCCTGAAGAGTTGATTATCGACCTAGACCAAAACAATAACGGCATAGCCGACAGTGAGGAGCAGTATGAATAACGATTTGATACCAAACAGTGGGTTTTCTTTGGATATCCCGGAAGAGCGGAAGACTAAAGAAAGCAAGGAGAGGATTGCAGCCAAAGAAGAGATTAACCTGCTAAAAACTTTGCTCAATGGAATTGATGAAAAGATCCAACTAGCCCAAAACATCAATCAATTAACAATGAATCCTGAAACTTCTGAGAAATCCTTGAAAGTGCAGATATTAGCTGCTAGGTGGCGCGTGAATGACCTTATAGAGATTAAGTCGTGGATAAAAGCCCAGACAGACAAGGTAAAAGAAAATGACTGAGGACGTTAGAGAAAAGCTAGAGCAGCCACTAGATACCGAATCACTATTGGCTAGCCACGAATTCAGACAGGAGGGCAGGGTTTTGATTTGTGTAGACGATCCAAGCTTAACAGCAGTTTTACCGTTAGGCGTTTATTTGGTTGGAGAGAAAGGAGCGTATCGACTAGAGAAGTTATTCTAGGCGGGTTGTTACCTGTAGAGATAAGACCTTAGTAGTATCTCCGCAGGTAAGAGTTCGCCTCCTGAGCTCTCATCTGCGCATCGATGTAAAAGGTCGTAAATAACTAAATAAAGGAGTAAACACCGTGGACAATACCACTACAGACGTAAATACAAGCCAGAGTGCGGCAGATGTGTCGTCAACATCACAAAACTCAACCGACAACACTGATGAAAAATCGCTGACAGACGGCTTCTGGGGTGATAAGGATTCAGGCGAACAGTCGGAGGGCGAGTCCAAAACAGACGAAACCCAAGAAACAGAGGAGAGATCCGAAGAAAAGCCGGAATATTCAAAAGCAGAGGAGCGTAAAGCTCAACTGAATGACGATATTCGAGGGTTGGTGTCCCGTCGGGAAGAACTAAAACGAGAAGTAGCTGAATACGAAGGTATCAAGCAACTACAAAGCTCAATTAATGAAAGCCGAATAACACCAGAACAACTAGAAGCTGCAGGGTTAGACCCACAAGACGCTGCAATTCAAGCCCTTCTATACAATCAGGAGCTTGACCAACAGCAGTCGCAGATAAACGAAATATCGGCGAATATTGCTGACCTTCAGTACAATTTGTCGCTCGATAGAGTAGAACTGCTTAAAGACTATCCTGTATTCGATGAAACTTCACCTGAATACAATGCAGACTTCGCAAAAAAAGCATCTGACATGTATGTGAGTGCGGCAAATCTGCAATTTAACGAAGAGGGCGCGCCAATCTCGGCAGACAAAAAGCTCTATGAGTTTATGACAGACTTGCACGGCATTTACGAAGAAGGTCTGAAAGCTGGCGGTAAGAAGATATCTAGAGCAAAGCAATCCGCGGCAGTAATGAATGCTGGCGGAGCGGCTACATCAGAAGAAGTAGACGAAAAGCAATTTGTAAATGGGTTCTTCGATTAAATCCTTCAATCTAAAAAACTAACTATAGGAGAAAAATAAAATGGCTATTAACTTGCCACAAGCATATTCAAAAATCCTTGATAAGGGATATACACTTAAATCATTAACAGCACCTGCCTTTAAGGGTAAATACGAGGTAGTTGGTGGTACAACTAAATCATTTAAGGTGTTCTCAACCGACTCACAAGAATTGCGTGATTACACTACACGCAAAGCTCCTGGCACTAGCGGTGGTGGTGTAGGTTCATTTGGCTACGAATACAAAGCCGTAGGCAACTCAGAGCAAATAATAACAGCTTCAGGAGATAAATACTTTGCGGGTTCAATTGATCTTGCAGACGCTAAGTTCTCACGCGACGGCTCACTTGACGCAAGCGAATTCATGCGTGTGCAGATGGAAGAGGTTATTATTCCAACTCTAGACAAACACAACTTGAATGCATTAGTTGAGGCAGGTAAGGTAACAACCAAAGCTACAACTAAGGCAAACGCATATGAAACATTTACCGACTTGATGGTTGCTCAGACTAACGCACTAGTACCAACCACAGGTCGTGTTGCCTTCGTTAGTGCAACCGAGTTCGCAAAGTTGAGGCTCGACCAAAACTTTACACCAGCCAGTGAAATGACCGCTCAGAGCCGCCGAAGCGGTAACTACGGTCGTATCGACGGCTGTTTGATTATTGAAGTGCCAGATAGCTACCTACCAACTAATGTTCAGCTTATCTTGACGCACGAAATGGCAGCTGCCGCTCCAAAACACTTGGCTGACTACAACCAGGGTAAGTTTAAGGAGAGTGCTAGCGGTTACTTCGTCAACGGTCGTGTTGTCTATGACGCATTCGTCTTTGATAAGAAGAAACCTGCTGTTCAGGTTCTGAAGAAAGCCTAGCAATTTTGGGGCGGGGAAACTCGCCCCTTCTCCGCGTTTTGCCTCTCCGCGATAAATGAGAGGTCGAAGATTAACAATTTGGAGAGAGACTTAGTAGAGTGTGTTATTGCTCATTCTATAGTATAATGATGGCAAATCATTTAATCTTGTGGGAGAAGATAGATGAAACAGTGGATCAAAAACATAGATTGGGCGGAAATTGGCGGATATTTAATGGTAGCAGTATTTTGGCTAGGTCTGTTTGGGTTCATATACTGGCAACAGATATACGACTACTTCGCACCAGTTTATTACAAGCCTTGTACAGTAGAAGCTATAAATTACGACACTGTCAACATAGACAAGGGTAAATCTCGGTACGAAACAAGTCGCATAGAAACTGTCGGTCAGAATGGCTCAAAACAAGTCTGTAAAGCCTCAAAATCTGGATACCCTAACAAAGAGACTGTTGTAAAACAGCCAGTCAATCAGGTTGTCAGATATACGCCGACTTCTAAAGCTGCATATGATTGTATATATAATGATGACTGCAGAGAAGCCATGGACGAGGGAGAACCAGACTATAACGACGAATACATGGAGTATATGGAATCTCAGCAAGAAAGAGGCGGTGCAATCTGTCGAGATGGTACACGGTCATATTCAACTGGAAGAGGAACTTGTTCGCATCACGGTGGAGTGAGTCAGTGGTTATATTAAACTACATCTTGACAAATTACCTCTGTTGTGCTAGTGTGAGGGTATGAAAAAGGTTATAGTCATTGCCATCATTTTAGCGCTTGTAGCAGGCGTTGGCGGTGGTGTATGGCTAAAGACCCGTCTGGACGCTCAAGCAGTGGCTGGAATGACTCAGGAGCAACCAGAACCTAGTAAGTATGATGTTGGTCCAGCAGATCCTACTGAGTTATTAGAGCTAGTTAACGCTGAACGCCAGCGTGTAGGTGTGGCGCCGTTGGAGTTTGATGAAAGCGTGCAAAGGTCAGCTCAGCTCAAGGCAAATGATATGATTACCAAAGACTATAGACAGCATATCATACCTGGGCTAGGTGATATGTACACACAAGAAATGCGCTATCTAATATATCAACGGGCTAAATGCTCTCATAGTAGTGAAAATTATTATACTGGCGCATATCATCCAAAGTCAGATGTTTTTGTATCGACCAGTAGAGAAGCATTTAACGGATGGATGAGTTCTAAGCCCCACAGAGAAGCTATACAAGATCCTAAGTACAAAAAGACGGGATTTGGTGTTAGCACCAACAACACAACCCTAGTAGCAGTCCAGCACTTCTGCCAAATCTAAATAACATCTTCTATTAAGTCTCTCTCCTTATATAAAAAATAAGGAGATTTTTTATGCAAGGAAATGAATCGCTCCGACAGTACCTGCAGTACCATGCAAACAATCACCCGTCAGCCGCTAAACGAGCAGAAGCCCAAGCCCTACTAAACAAGGTCGGAGACGACGGTAAGCTGGACGGTAATTTTTTGACGGGTCAGCGTGGTGGATTCTTAGGACTGGGAACCCGCGAGCAAACATCAAACGGATATACCGCGTCAGCCCTCAACCGAAATATCCTGCCGTGGTGGGTTAATTCGTATAGCAGTTGGAGGGGTAGTCAAGGGAACAATCCAGACCCTACCCCTGATGAGACTGTCGTCGGTCCTGGTGGCGGTGGTGGTTTCAACCCATTCGCTGCTCAAGAAGCTAGAAACAAGGCAGACGCTATCGCTAAATACGACGATGAGATTAACCAAGCTAACTCAGCTATTAACCGTCTAGGTGGACAGGAAGCTGTCGGTATTGCTAACACTGGAAAAGCCAAAGACCGCGCATGGCAAGAAAACGAAAACAGCTTTAATGAGTCAACTGGTCGTTACAACATGAACACCAAAGACGCTATCGACAACATCAAAAAGACCCGCGACCAAATCGAAAGCGACACCGCTACTAAGGTACGCTCGGCCAAGGGTATTTTGGCGTCAGGTGGAGCAGGAGATAGCTCTTTTGCAAACGTCTTAGCACCTTATGAGATAGCTAAAGCTGCCTCAAAACAGCAAGGTGAAGCTCAGGACGCATACGCTAAGAACCGTCGAGATATGGACATCAACTACTTCGCAGTGAAGAATGCTTACGACAAGAACAAGAACGATATTCAGAGCGAGTATGACAACCGTGTGAACAGCGTAAAGCAAAAAGTAGCACAATCCCGTGCTGAACTGCTAGACCGCATTAGAAGCGCTAACGTGGGCAAACAGACGGCAAATGGTTCAAGTATGGCAGCTGCTATTGCAAGCCAGCAAGGTACACGCGACCAAATCAACCGTTTGGGTACAGAAGTTGATGAATTAGGACGTGATCGCAGTATTCCTATCCAAAAAGTGGACTGGAAAGCACCAGACCTTGCGACATACGATCCTAAGGACGTTACGGTCAAGGATAATTCAGAGATTGGCGGTGTGAATGATGAGATTTCACCAAACTTGCGACCAATCTTAAGCGACGAAGAAAAAAAGAAAAAGCAACAGTTAATGTAGGGAGTATTAGGAGATGGATTTTTTTCAAAGAATAGGCAACTTTTTTCAAGGAAAGGGCTGGATTAGTGATGAGGAAAAACGCCGTAAAGAACAGCAAGTTCAAGCACAACCTCAGAATAAGCCAGCAGTTACTTTTAAGCAGGATCCTGTCTTAAATAACTTAAACAAGGCGCCTAGTTTTGGTAGTCCATCTCCTACTCAAGGACTTTTTCAACAAAAACAAGAAACTCCTAAAACAGATACAGTACCTAAAGTAAATACAGTTCCAACGGCAAATCAATTCACTAAGCCTGTTGTTCCTGAGATTAAGCCAGAAATCCCTCAGAAGACCATAAATGATGCCCCTAAAGTACTAACCCCTCAAGGGCAACAAGATTGGGTAAACAAAGAAAACAAGCAAATCCAAAACCAAAACCTAGCTAATAAGCCCATGATAACCCCAAAAAAGCCTACGTATTTCGATTACTTAAATCCATTTGGCGAGCATGGTCTGTTCGGGGCGAAACAGCAACAAACCTTTAAGAAAACAGTAGAAAAACCTATCACAGATAATATTAATAAGTTCAATAATTGGATTGATTCTTCAGATAAAGAAAAAGGGTTCCAATGGGAGCCGGGGGATATTTTACGTTTTGGAGCTAAATTACCTGGTGGTATAGTTCAAGGGATAGCAGAAGCCCCAAATAAAGTAGCTAACGCAATTACAGGTATAGAAGCGGATGAGAATGGCAAAGTAAAGCAATTAAATGGTGTTCAGAGATTCGGTAAAGCGCTAGATGCCAGTCTTTCAGTCGGTGGACCAGCTGTTGGCGGTTCAGGTACGCTTATACGCAGTCTTATTGGACTAGCCAAGGCAGGGACAAAACAAGCCGTCAAACAAGGCATAGGACGTACTATATTGACTGGTACAAAAAACCTAGTTAAGGATTCACTTAAAGAGGGTGCGGAAGAAGTTACGCAGACATTTGCACAAGACCTAGCGGATGACGGTAAGATAAACACCGATAAAAATACTTACTTCCAATCTGGGACGTTTGGCGCGCTCGGAGGTGGTATGATGCACGGTGTTGGTCGTGCTGTAAATGGTGTTAAGGGAATGGTGGGAAATAGGATTAATCCTTATAAGGTGAACAATTCAGAAGCTAATCAGCCATCTCCAGAACAAGCAAGGTATAACGCAGCCACTAAACTAGCCGCCTTAGAGCGTGAGGCAGGGCGGCAGATGTCTTTTGATAAAAATAATGCAAAACTACCGCTACAAGATACTGAATTTAATACAGGGGCGGTAGAGAGGTTGGCTCAAGGGCTGAAGTATGGCACAGATAAGGATATTTCTTTTTTGCGAATGAGACCTGAACTATTAGATCAGGTTAATGCTATTAGGAAAACCAGAGGTCTAAATCCGTACAAAGATAATACTGTCACTGCGTATAAAAACGCTGTGAATAATCACTTAAATAAACGTGTTAATGAGGGCATGAGCCCCGAAAGAGCCGCATATATGGCTGCTGATAGCCTAATGAGCCCTGAATCTCAGGCATATGGAGGAACTACCAGTAGAAGCGGATATAATCGTGATCATATAAATATAGTAGCTAGTCCAGGCGAGACTGGCAGATACAATACGGCTACAATAGCTGATTTTAATGGGAATATAAGCTTAAAGAACATTTCACCAAGAAGAGAAGGAGAAATAAAAAATCTCTCCCAACAACGAGAAGAGATTTCGAGAGCTTCGGATGGGGGCGCAAATGTTGTTCCATCATCCACCAATAGCGATAGCTATGTCGGCGGCGCGCCAGTTTCCGCCGGTCGGAGCTCTGATGGTGCTAATATAGCACAAGAAGCCCAAAATGTCAATGAAGACGTTAAATACAAGCTCAATCCAGAGCATGAAGCACAAGTCAGAGCGTATAACGAACATATAACACGTCTACGACAACGTGAAGAATACTTACGCGGTCAAGGAATGAGTGAAAATGCTCCAGCCATGATTAGCTTACGTAAGGCTCAAGAGCAGGCTATATACGCCAGAGATCATATCGGTGAGGTGGATGAGAACGGATTGAAGTATAAATTAAGCCCAGAACAAGAAACGTTCTTTAAGGGCAGTAAAGTACGAGACAAAAATGGCAATCTGAAGACCGTATACCACGGAACAGATGCAGAGTTTGATGTATTCAATCCAAACAATACATCATCTAATAAGTGGGGTGCCGGTAACTATTTAGCGTTTGATGAGAACGCAGGCAAGAACTACGGTAAGAACGTAAAAGAGATGTATGCAAATATTACATCTCCAATTAGCGATAAACAAAAGACAATCTCCTTTGATCAGTATGATGCCCTACATCGACGAATAAATGATGGCGAGCCAGTATATCGTGAAGATTATGATATGTACGATAACGATATGGACTTGTTGTGGGATATTACTGACAACGGGCAATGGAAAAAATATGCTCAAGACATCAAAGACACCACTGGCAAAGATGGTGTGATTATGGATGATATGGCAATTACCTTTAGCCCAAATCAAACCAAATACACCAACAATCTCAATCCAACAGACTCTCCAGATATGCGGTATAAGCTAGGTGCCAAAATGCAGGAGCTAGCTAGCCAAAACAACCTCCTAGCGCGCCACCTACAACTGACAGGTGATGAGAACCTTGTATTCAATGAGTGGCAAAATGAAATGCAGAAGAAAGCCTTAGGCTACTACGATCCAAAGACCGACCAAATCAACCTAAACAAGCTTACAGAAGACACTCTAAACCACGAATTAGGACATAAATTACTTACCCGAGTAGAAAATAAACAAGACCTATTAAACGCTATCCGTGAGTCTTATGGAGATGACTATTTAATAAACAAATATGGCAGTCAATATGGAAATGACCTAAACCTACTAGCAGAAGAACAACTAGCCGACGGATTCAGTGATTACTACAACGGAAGACTAAAGGGTGAAGATAAAGTACGTCTAGGTGCTAGATTAGGTATTCCTCAAAAAGTCTTAGCAGTATATGACCGAATCACTGAAGCTATTATGGGGCTTGTCGGTAAACAAGACGCCATTAAACAATTCTATGCTCAAATGGAAACAGGGAAGTTCAGAAATGAGGTGTCCGGAAATACCGAACAACTGCCGGCTTATAAACTTCAAGAAACTATTAACGAAATGGAAGCCAAACCTAAACCTAGAATGACTAGGGAGCTAAGAGATGCTATAGACGAGTTTATATATGAGAATATAGATCCAAAACTATTCTTAGAGCATAATGACACAAATATCCTCGGAAGTCATGGATTGACGTGGAGCATCCCACGCATGCATGTAGACGACTTACGACACTATCTAGGAAAAGAGCTAGCTGGAGACTTACCATCTAACTATAAACGCCGTACAGGTAAGCGAGATATCGATACAGTAGCTCAGGAAATGGGATATGACGACATCGATACGTTTATCGATGAAGTCAAGCGAGTAGCTGAAGCGCGTCGGGCAGAAAGAGAGCGAAAAGCCCTATTGGCAGAGTGGCGTAGGGATCCAGATGTCATTGAAGAAGCTCAGAAGATGCTTGCAGAGCGACATACTGAAGAAACACCCAAACCACCGACAAACGCAGAAAGGGTCTCTTCTATTGAACCAGCTGACATCAATACCAATGACTACGTAAACGATCTAGTCAAAGAGCAAAAACTAGCCCGTAAAGGCGAACAACCTACCTTTAGAGAGCGTTGGCAAGACTTCAAAGCAGATATGCGTGAGAAATTCGTGGACAGATTTGCCCCAATTGAAGACAGAATTAAAAACCAATCTGAACAATTAGAAATGCGAAATGCCCTGGATAGGACTTTACGTGCAGATGGAATATCAGAAGCGTTTATTCGAGATAACAATTTCGATAAATTAATTACTGAATTTAAGAATAAAAAAGAATTACAAACGTTTGAACAAGCGTTAATTGCTAAACATGCCCTGGAATTAGAATCTAATGGTATAGAAACAGGACGAGATCTTGCAAAAGATAAAGCTCTTATAAAAGCTACTGATAAGCGATTCGCCAAAGAATTCAAACAAGTAAAAGAATATTCTGATAAAGTCCTACAACAAACAGTAGATTACGGACTTATCAGTCAAGATACTGCCAACTATTTAAAAAAGAAATACCCAGACTACATACCGTTTGATCGTATATTCTCTGACAAAGAAATAAACACTCAAATGAAACATGGAGTAGGTGTTGGAGAAGCTAGTTTAAGCACTCAGAGTATTATTCAACGTATTGAAGGGTCATCTCGATTAATCGATAGCCCATTAAACGCATTGATTACAAAAACTCAAGACATGGTTCGACAGGGTGAACGCAATAAAACAGCTGAGCTTCTAGCAAGTTACGCTAAAGACCCTAAGAACCCATTCCAATTACGAGAATTAAAGCCTGATGAGAGTGCAGATGGACGACCAACTATCAGTTACTTAGATAATGGTAAAAAGCGTACATTCTTAGCCGCTCCTGAAGTAGCTAAAGCCGCTAAAAACATGAACCGTGAGCAGATGAATATCGTATTGAGGGCTTTGGCAACACCTGCTCGTGTGCTGAGAATGGGCGCAACGACAGTCAACGCAGGCTTTACTATGGCTAACGTCGTAAAGGACTTTGTGGGCGCTACTATCAACTCTAAGGGCGGGATTAATTCAATGAACCCTAAGACTCTTGCTGAGGCGATAGGTGCAGGATTCCACCATAAGGGAGATCTTTACTTAGAAATGCAACGAGAAGGTGTAGTAGGCAATAGTTATGAAATCCTACGCAACGCCTCTGAATTAAATCTAAATGAGATACGTAGCCATAAAAACCTTAGGACACGAGCCCTTCATAACTTAAAATCACCACTACGAACACTAGAGAATACTATTGGGCGCAGTGAAGATATCGGACGAGCAATTCAGTATGTTGCAAATAAAAAATACGCCAAGCGAAAAGGCGTGAGTGAATCTGAAGCCGTGAAGTTTGCAGCCGACCAAGCAAGGTGGAACTCTACAAACTTTGCCAGAAGCGGAACATACGGCAAAACTATAAACGCCGTAGTGCCTTATTCAAATGCGAATATTCAAGGTCAAAGAATTACTCTGCGTCGAATGAAAGAAAACCCAGTAAGATATACGGCAAAAATCACCATGGGAATAGTAGCCCCAACTGTAGCCGCTATGGCTCTATCGTATAGTAATGACGAGAATAAGAAGATAATGGAAAACTTACCTGATTATGTCAAGGAAAATAACGTAGTAGTTATCGGTCCAGGGGCTAAATATAATAAAGGGCAGAATAAATGGGATGGCGTTTACCTAGTACCAGTACCACCTCAATTCTCACCACTTCATAGACAACTTCACAATATGGTGAAAAGTGCTATGACGGGACAACAATTTGACGTAGGTAAAACCGTCGGGGACGCCGTAGAACAAGTAACGACCGTAAACCCAATGGAGATAAGACGTACAGGTGCTCAGTATGTACCGCAAGCCGTAAAGCCGTTTATGGAAACCTGGGCAAACAAAAACCTATACACAGGACAAGAAGTCGTACCTGAGGGTATGAAGAATCTTGACGGAAAAGACCAGTGGGACAACAGTACAAGCCTCACAGCCCGAAAAGTCGGTGAACTTACAGGTCTTAGCCCTAAGCAAATAGACAACGCGTTTAGAACGTCTACAGCAGGCGGTGGGCAGAATCTACTTCACGGTATGGATTTCGCCATAGCAAAGGCTACAGGGGCTTCTGATGACGAAATAAAGGGTAGAAGTATGCTAGATTCAGTCGTTGGACGATTCTACGCGCCAAAAGGAACAAGCCAAAGCTCATACTTCTATCAATCATTAGAAAAAGCCGCTAAAGACAACAAATTGTCTGGTAGTGATTTAGAACTTTACCAAGCATTGACCTCTAGGAAATATAACGGAGACGGTAGCGTAGAGGGCAAAACAGAGGGTGATGTCTTAATGAACAACCGAATTCTAGCAAATAAGCCAAACATAATTAAAGCCCTAAGTGAGGCGGCTAAGTGGCGCTCAGCACAAACAGGCGAAGAGTTAGACCCTCTATACAAACTCCCAGTCGACAAACAGCAGTACTTCTATCACTTACAAGGTTCACCAAAGAATGGTGCCGAGCAGAGGAAACTGAAACAAGACGCACCTTGGCTAGAGGATTTCCAAAAAGAAAGGAGTGCATACTTTAAGCGTCAAGACTTCAAGTCTGGAAAGAGTAATCGAGTACCTTATCCAGAGGTGAGTGATGAACTTCAAGCTACTCTAAAAACATACCACGATATGCCAAGTAGCCCTCAGAAATGGGCATTCCTGGATGCTCACCCTGAACTATCAGATCATTACAAGCAGATAGAAGACTACAACAATAAAGTCCGTGAAGCTCAAGGTTACGCCCCACTACGAACCCGCCCACAACAAAGCCAATATGTAAAAATGCAAATGGCAAATAAGAATTGGCGAGATCCTGCCGTTGCTAAATATTTACAAGATCTGAACGTTTACAACATCACGAATTCGGCTTCTCTGGCTGAAATGCAGGGCGAAGAATTAAGCCCTAAAGCTCTAAAAGCTATACAGAGCATAGGAAAATATGGATTAGTCAAAAATCCAGACGGAACATTCGCTCTTAAGTACCCAGACGGACAAGGTACTAATGAGTCCCATATTCAACAGGGTGCTGTAGATATGAGCAGTTTTGGCAGGAGAAGAGGTGGAAGAGGTAGCTCATCAAACGGTATCAAAACTTCTACAGACACCCTTAAACTGTCAAACGCTACAGCTCTAGGTATGAATACCTTCAAAAAGAATAAGAGCAGATTGCCACAATTCTCAGTTAAGGCTATCCAGAAGAGCGGTCTGTTAAAATCACGTAGACCGACAAGTAGGGTAGTTACATTTAGATAGTTTTGTGGTAAAATAAGGATAATTCTAATCCACCGAAGTGCTTGGCGATTGGATACATAAAATAATAAGTGGTTATTTGTGTATTCGCTCCCAGGCACTTTTTCATGAACAACCACAGAAAGGTGGACTTCATGAATCTATCGGAGGTAATTAATCTTGCCTATCAAACAGCAACAGGAAAAACAAAAACGCTCAGTCCTGGTAATTCAAAATACGAGCGTATGCTCAATATTGCCAACATGGCGAATATGCAATGGGAAAGCGAACCAGACGTTATATGGGGCTCATTGTGTGAAGATAGGGAAATAGGTGTAATTGACGATAAAACATCATACAAGCTCCCAGAAGACGTTAGAACAGTAGATTTTCGTAAGTTCATCACACTAAAGAAAGATGATAAGACTTGGACTATCCCATTTATCTCCCCTCAGCTGTTTAAGAACGGTTGTTATGGCGCTTTACAGCTAGGTTGGAAGTTAGATTTTAATGGATTAACTGAAGAAATGAAGGGTGCGAAAATCATTGCGCCAGTTATTCGTCGTACTAAAAAATTGATAGAACCAGAAGACAAGGTAGAGATTGATGATCCGTACTGGTTGGTCTATATGATAGCCGCTGAATTTGTTCGAAATAGCCGCACAAAATCCAATCAATATGGTAATTTGGTTACCCTTGCCCAATCTTCTATAGAAGGAATGAAGAACCGCAATGGTTACAAATTCGATGAAGTAATTAGAGAGGACATCTGGCTATGATAAAGCCCCCTAAGAGCGCCCCTCAGCCAAATATTGATAGGTTGAGTGTTAAGTCTTGGAACAAGGGCTACATCTCTGCTATGGATGCAGGGCGTATGCCTAATAGCGGTCTGTTAAAAATGACTAACGCTATGCTCAAACAAAACGGAACTGTTGCTCCACGACCAGGCACTAGACAATATGGAGAGGATTTACCAGGTGAGATCTTAGGTTTTGATGAGTATGTTGAAGTCGTTGGCAACAAGCGAACAAACAAACTTATAGCTATCGTAAAAGACGGAGAAAGGGCTCACGCGTATACAGCACTAGACGGCAAGGGCTGGGTAAAGATCGAAGGCGCAGACTACAACAACGAATCGTATCCAACATTTACTCAAGTCCGCGATAGGGTAGTGATTACAAATAGTAAAGATTATTTATCTTACTATGATATTCAAAAAAAGAAGAATGTACGCCCAGAAGCACTGCCTACAGTTACAGAGGTAAAAGCTGAAGCAGTAGGCATAGCGGGGACAAATGAAACTCTGTACTACTGTGTAACGGCTGTTAAAAATGGAGAAACAGCAAGAAGTGATGCCGCAAGCGTACGAGTAAATAAAAGTCGAACTGAATGGCGTGGAAAAAACGTAGACAAAACAAAAGGTCAGACTGAAGAACATGTAAAGATCACTTGGAACAAAGTCAAGGACGCTGAATATTATATTTTATACTGTGGCATTTCCCCGACGAGCTTACGAATGATGGATATCGTCGGACATATAAAAGACAATACTCTAACACAATCCTATGAAGACATCGGACAAAAAGTCTTAAACCCTAACGTTATACCCCCTAATTCAAACAGCACGGCAGGCGTTAAGGCTGCACGATCGGTACTTGTAGCTAGCCGTCTATATCTTTTGGGCGATGAGGACGACCCTTGGAAGATTACCTTTGGTGGCGCTGACCATGACACGATGTTGGATTTTTCAGCATTTGCTGGTGGCTATATCCGAATCAATGCAGGTTCAAAAGAAATACCTGTTGCTATGCGTCCATTCAGAAACGGTAAGGGCGATGCTGTGCCGATGATTCTATGCTCAGAGACTAACGGTAACGGAAGTCTGAAATATCTACAGTCATCAAGTATGCAATTAGACTCTACGAATATTCAGTGGATTAGCGTGATTGATGATAACGGACGAGACGGAACAGACGCGCCAGATTCAGTTGTCGTTTATAATAACGCTCTTATTTATATCTCTAAGGCTGGATTTAAGACTACATTGACAAAGCCTCAAATGCAGAACGTCCTATCTACAGATAATTTGACAGACAATATACAACCAGACGTCGAACGCTTAAACAGTAATTTTATTCATAAATCAATCGGGCTAGAAGTTAACGGTATGATTTATTTCGCAGTGCCAGTTGGTAGTGAAAAATTGAACCAACTATGGGTGCTTGATATGAAGCGCGGCGGTGTTTGGTGTATGCCTTGGGTGATAGGCGACATTAACGACTTAAAAGTTTACGGAAGTAGCGACGGAAAGACTAGAGTACTTTTGGCTATTGGAAACAAACTTATCGAGCTGACTGATGAAGTGAAAATGACCGACAGTGGGAAACCGTTTATCACTGATATCGGCTCAGGGGTCGTGAAGTTTTCTGAAGATGGCGCGATGTGGACAAGCCTAGTGGATATTACATTTATTTTGCTCAAACCTACAGGAACCATTAACTTCTCAGTATCTGGAAAAACCGAAGATGAACCACTTCAACCGTTCTTAAACTTCAGCAAAAACTTTACCCCAAAGACTGTCCCAATTGGGTGGAATACCCCTTCAGGCTGGAACAGCCCTCTAGGCTGGGGATTTGTACCTAAAAAATATAAGTCATCAAGCGGTGAGGTAAGACTATCAATTACTAAGGATATTGACGAAGACGTGAACTGGATTCAGTACTCAGTCGCGGCGAATGAAGCAGGAGCAGACTTTGAATTATCAGACGTGATAATCCAGCACATACCGATAGGAGTTATTTTTGAGGAGGACGAAGATGAATAAAAACAAAAAAGGAGAGGTTATGGAACCAGAAGTATCAGCAAAAGAATTCGGAGCCTTGTGGGCGAATGTTGAGCATATTAAAGAGAGTGTCGACAGGCACACGACTACCCTAGAGCGAATTGAGAATATTACACGTACAAATGTTACTCA